CGCTCACCGGTGCCGACCTTGACAACCTCAATGCCGGTATCCAGGGGGCCTGTGATCTCGAACTGGGGCCACACGTCCTCATTGCCAGGGTTGGCCACGACCACGCTGCCGGTAGCAGACGCCGCACCGAACTCCAAGAAACCGGTGTCCGTGGTGCCATCCGTGAACAGGTCGAACTCCAGACCGCCAGTCAGAACAGGGAAGCCCGTGGTGACCGGGACGGGCGCGCCGTAACGCAGCGGGTCGGAGCAGACCCATTCGGCGGCCCACCCGATGAACCCGGCCCCCCAGTCAGGCGACACAGGCTTGAACCGCAACAGTCGGGCGAACGCGGTGAGGGTGCGCCCTGCGTGGGTGATCGTCAACGGCAGCTCGTCGGGGGCGTGGAAGTTGAGGGAGGCTTGCAGCTCGATGAGCATTGCGTCACGTTCGGCCGGGGTGGAGCACCGTCCGGAGACGATGACGTGCCGCTGGTCGCCGAACACGGGGGCGTCGAACCTGCCGTGCGCCTGGGGGCGGTCGGTCTCCTCGTGCTTTGGGTCGGGCAGGTCCTCCCACCCGGACCAGTCGAAGAAGGAGAACCGTCCGGCATCGGCGCGCCCGTACAGGGTGAGGTCGCGCCAGACGATCACCGAACCGGTCAGGTCCATCAGGCACCCTTCCCCGCCATGGCCCAGGCGACCTCGTGACCGATGTCCTGCGGGGTGCCCTGCACGACGCGTTCAACGAGGACCTGCACCGTTGGCAGCCCGCCTCGCCCGACAGCGCCACCGCCCGCGAAGCCTTGCGTGCCGTCGTTGATCGCGTTCACCAACGCCTTGTTCCGCGCATAGGCCGCCGCGTTGACCACGAACTCATCCCGGGACACCCGCACGATCGGCGTACCGGACGCGTCAACACCCGTGATGGAGTCGGACGTGGGCGTGCCGGGCCCTGTGATGGCACCTCCGCCGGCACGACCGATAAGCCCACCGGCGGCACTGCCGGGAGGACCGTTGGCGGCACGCTTGTTGAGGCTGTTGACCGCACTGACAGCAGCAGCCATGCCCATGACCTTGATACCGACAGTCCAAATCCACTGAGGCATGGCCAAGAGTTTCTTGGTTGCCGCGATTTTCGCATTAGCGGCGGCCGTGTCCACGTCCAGCTTCGTCGGCGGAACCTTCTTTGGGATCGCCAGCAGCTTGTCGATGTACGCGGTGACAGCGGCCTTGTCGACACCGTGCGCGACAGCGTTGTCGATGATCTGCTGACGCATCGTGACCATCTGCGCGCGGGCTTTGCCGGTGGAGTTGGCCAGCCCGCCGTTGGCCTCTACGACGTTCTGCAGGTTCGTGACCTGGCTGTTCAGCTGGCCGCGCAACGCCACAGACGCCGAGGACATGTCCTTGATGGATGTGGTGGTGAAGGTGATCTTCTTACCGGTGGCGTTGACGTGGTCGCCCATGTTCACCAGGGATGAGTCGAACGAGTTCTGCGCCTGCGCGGCGTTGAGGGTCTTGCCGTTGAGCAGGTCCAGACTGCCTTTGAGGATCCCCGCGGCGTCGTTCTCGAGGTACATCTTCGCGGTGGCCAGGGCGGCCGTGTCAGCGGTCTTCTTCTGCCCGTCTGTAGCTGCCAACAAGGCGACCACGGTGATCCCAAGCTTGGACGCAAGAGCCTGCTGCGCGATCGCGTTTGCGTCCCCAGCCGAGGCCGCAACAGCCACCGCAGCAGCCTGATCTTTCCACTCTTGGGTGGCCGTCTTGAGGTTGCCGGTGACGCCACTGATGCTGTTCTTCAGGCCGTCGAGCTTCTGGCCAGCCGCGATCGAGGCATTCGTCGTGACCTTCTGAGCGCCAGCGTTGGCCCCGAACGCTGAGGTGGAACCGTCAAGGTTCTTGGTCGTGCCCAGCAGCGACGCGCCGTACTGGGTGGTGGTTGTTGCCGCACCAAACGAGGCAGCCTTCGCTTTGTCGATGGCTGCCGTGACCCGAGCGTGTGCGTCTGCGTTGCCCAGCGCATCGCTGGTGACGTCGCGCTGGGAGATCCCGTACTGCTTCGCTGTGGCGATAGCGCCTGACTCTGTCAGGGACTTGTAAGCGACCTTGCGGACGTTCTCATCGAGGACACCATTGGACTGGCGCAGCGCGTCGGACAGGTCGTTGACTGCGGCCTGATCTTTGCGTACCGACTCCGCATGAGCCGAGTACAACAGGGTCGCCACGGTGATGATCGCACCAATAACCCCGGCGGCGATGGTCAGGACTCGCATGGCGTCTGCGGCAAACAACGCCGAGGTGCCCGCGAACCGCAACGCCACACCCACCCCGTGGATCGGGACGTCGAGCATCTTGAAGGCCATGACCCCGATGTAGACCGACGACGCGAGCTGCACCAGAACGGCGAGGTGCTCGGTGGGGATGGTGTTGAGCAAATCAGCGAACAAACGCAGGATCCCCAACGACCCCGTGCCCAGCGGGGCGATCGCGGCCACCAGGTGGAACACGGCGCCGACAATGGACTCGACAGCCTGCATCACCTGAGGGAACACCGACCGCACATAGTCGCCGAAGGACACCACGCCGGGCCCGGACATCATCGCGGCGAACCGCTGCGACAGGTTGAGGATGTACACGCCGGCGTCACGCGCAAGTGGTTCGAGGGCGATGAACGCCGCAACCAACCCGGTCGTCAGCACACCAGCTGTCTTGCCGGTGATGACGGAGAACTCCCCGACGATGCTGTTCAGGACCGGCATCCGCTGCTGCAGGTCCGCGACGGACTGCTGGAAGGGTGCCAGGGTGCCAGACGCGGCCGTGTGACCCAGGGTGGTCAGGTCGCTCTTGAGAGTCTGGAGCATCCCCGTGTAGGCCAGCCCGAGCGGGGTGCCCTTCTTCATCTCCTGGACGATGCCAACGACAGCCAGGACCCCGGCGGCACCCATCGCGCCGAACCCGACGGCCAGGCCGGCAGCACCAGCGAGCAACGGGACCAGTGCCGGGCCGAGGAGAAGGACCGCGGTGACCAGGGCACCCATACCCCGACCGGCTTCCTCACCGGACTTGGCGACTTTGAGGTTGTACTGGTCGAGCCTGTCCATCTCCGCGCGCGTTGCGGCGAGCTTCGCCTGCGCCGCAGCAGTGGAGGCCTTGACCTTAATGTCGACCTCTTTGCCGTCGAGCTTGTCAGCCAGAGCGGTGCCCTTGGCGACACCCCTCTCGAAGTCGCCCATATCCAGACGGAGGTACCCGACGAGCTCGCCAACGTTAAGGCTCACCGCGCACCCCCTCGCTCAGGTTTGTTGGAAGTGCCGGCCGAGACGGGATCCGGGCACGGGGAGCATCGACCCGTCAGCCAGGGGCAAGTACTGCAGTCGGGCGTCGAGCAGGCCAAGGATTCGGACCCGCAACCACCGCCACGACCTCGACGTCATCAACACGGGGTCTCCGACGTCGATGCCCCTGTCTTGTAGGTCGCACTCGACCAGCGCCCACTGGCCCAGGATGTCGCCCCAGGTCAGCCCTTGGCCTTGGGTGCCGCCTTCTTGCGGGTCGTCGATCCAGCGTGGGAGGCCCGCGGCGTTGCGGGCTTTACCAGGGTCGTCGTCCTCATTGATGCCCGGCGTGTCGCCCTGTTCGCCGGGACCCGTGCTTCCCCCGACCGCTGCAACCCCACAGCCGCGTCCTCACCCATCGCGAAATGGATGAACAGGTACCGGTTCAGCTTCTGAATCCGAACCCAGGACACCCCGTCAGCCGTGAGCTCGTCGAGGGTGGCACCCATGACGTCCCGCATCAGGTCGCGTTCCTGGTCGTCGTCCAGCTCCAGGGCGGCAGCCTGCGCACCAATGTCGCCACCCAACCTGGCTTTGACTGCGAGGTTGGCCAGGAAAGCCAGGAACAGCCCAGTTTTGGCGTCCGGGCTGGCGAACCGGTACGTCTTGCCGTCCGGGAACGCGGTGGAGGGGATGCCGGGTACCTCGACGGAGTCGTCGTCGAGGTACCCGGCAAGATCTAGTCTGGCCATCAGACGTAGGTGTAGTTCGGGCCGGTGATCGACGGGCCGGTCGCGTTCGTCACGACAATGGCCACAGCCCCGGCGGCGTGGGCGGGGGCGACCGCGACGATCGTGTCGTCGTCGACAACGCTCCAGCTGGTCGCGCTGGTCGTGGCGAACTTCACGCCAGTGACCGCGACAGTGCCGGTGAACCCGGAGCCGCGGACGGTCACCAGGGTTCCGCCGGCAGCTGGGCCTGTGATCGGGGTGAACGAGTAGACGACGGGCACGGACGCGACAGTGGCCGGGTGGGTCGGCTTGGTGCGGGTGCCCTGACCCATCAGCTTCACAGACACAGCATCGGTGGCATCCATGGCGCCACCATCAGGGGACCACTCGACACCGACGGTGCCCTGGTAGGACTCGACGCGGGGGCCACCGGGCTCCATCTCGTACCACCGGACCTGGACGCTGTTGCTCAGCCCGATGTTCTCCGCGAGCAGGCGCAGCGCCTCCTGGCCGGGGTCGTAGGTGGTGGGGTCGGATGCGTTGGACTTGCGCATGACCTTGAACTCGACACCCCACTGGCGAGCGGTGGCTGTGCTGCTCATGTCACCGCCGGAGTCGAAGTCGGAGGTGTCCTTCCACGTCGGAGTCAGCGACGGCTTGAAGTCCGTCATTCCGAACACGCCGGTCCAGATGGGTGCGGCCGTGGTGCCGGTGTTGACGTCGAGGTACCACTTTCGGACGGTGGTTGCCGCACCGAGCTGGACCTTCGTTGTTGCGGGCATGATGTTTCTCCTTCAGTGCGGGTGTTGCAGGAACGAGCGGGTTAGGTGCGGTTGGTGCTGGGGCCGGGTCAGGCGATCAGGCGGTTGCTCTTCCGCATGTTGCAGAGGGCGTGGCTCGGGCGGATGTTCTCCGCGATGTGCGGCCCGCCCTTGGACAACGGGACCACGTGATCGAAATGCAGGTCGGCCATCGAGGCGATGGGCTCAGTGCAGATGTGGCACACCATGCCGTCGCGGTCGAGGATCGCCGCATAGTCGACACGCTCGGTCATCTTCGCGTGGCGGCGACGTTGGAATTCTCGGTGATACAGCCGGACCGCTTCAAGGTTCGCCATACGAGCCGCGCGTCGAAGTTCTGGGAGACGGTCGCGGTTGCGCTCGCGCCATCGTCTTGTGCTTTCAGCGCGGGAAGTGAGTCCGTAGTAGTGGCTCTTGCAGAGGCCGATGGCCTCAACCGCCTTGTCGCAGTCCGGGCGTTCACATCGGGGTCGCGTGGGGTCTTCGCGTCGAGCTTTGTAGTAGTGGCTCCGACACAGGTCCTTGGCCAGATGCGGTCGTTCGCATCCCTCGACGGTGCAGGTACGCTCTGGCATATCGACCCTCTCTGGTCGGTCATGCCCCGGGGCCGTTAGCGCGGTCGCCGGGGTCTTGCGCTCATTCTACCCGAATGATGAGCGTTACGAACGGTTTTGGGACGGACGCCACGCGGTCACGTAGTAGTTGCTCGAGCGGCCCCACCGGTTGTTGGCGTCCTGGCCCATAGATGTGCCGGAGCGGCGGAACATGGACACGATGTGGACGCCGCCAACTAGATCCACGCCTTCGAGGCCGTGCAGGACGTCGAAGATGGACCCGTCGAGGTC